TGTCTACTTTTTTCTGAATTTTCTTAATATTACGATTGGCTATTACCATTTCTTGAATAAGTTCTTCAATCTTGAAAAAGGGAGTCCGTTTGAATTGTCCCTTTCGTTTTTCTATATTGTTTATATCGTATCCTTTGGCTAATGCATCTTTTATTTCATTGATATTTAGTCTTTCTATTCTAGTATTTAATGATTCGATAATTTCATCTATACTAATATCATTTCTCACTGAACCACCGGTATCTATCGTATTTCCTCTTTTGCTACTATCGTAATCTATTCGGGATTTTAAATCATCAATAGCATTTTTCTCCATATATTCTTTATCATTGAAACGTTCTTTGTCTCCTAATACATCAGAAAAACGATTATCAACGGTAATACTTAATGTAATTATATGTCTGATAACGTAATTGAAATCCTTTAACATCCTTGCAGCTTTTAATTCGCCGTATTCTTCTGCATGTTCATTTTCTAATTTGGTATATCTTCTTTCTGCATATTTTATATTTTCATTTCTGTTGTCTATCTCATCATTCAATTGTTTGATAGTACGTTTATTTGCGTCATTCGTTATTGTTAGTTGTAGTATTTTATCCTCTAGATACTTTAACATTTTCTTTTTACCTTCTACGTCTAACACTAATTTTAGTTTATCGTGGGAATTTTTTTTCTGGATATTTTTTATCTGGTCCTGAAGATCCTCTTTTTCGTCTAGAGTTTTTTCTAGTTCTTTATTGAGTTCCTCCACTTTCTTTTTATATTCAGCTGCTTCTTTTTCGGCTGCTTCTTTTTTAGCCACAGAGTCATCTACTTTAGTATCCTCTTTTTTGCCGTCTTTCTTCTTACGAGTAAAAATACTCTTTAGCTTAACCCAGAAATCGTTAAATCCTTTAACTATCAAGTCAATGATGCCTTTAATGAACTTCCATATTTTCTGTAATCCACCTTTAACGGCTTCTTTGAAGCCTTCTCCAGACGTTCTAGAATTAATGAAGTTTTTTAATTGGTATTCGTTATAATCTAGATTTAAAGATTTTTCTGATACAACTAAACTAGCACTTTCGTAGAACGGACTTCTAGAAGTTTCCTTAATTATATTACTCTCCGAGGATGTCATTAGTTGATTAATATTTAGCATCACTTCACCTCCGCTTTTTGATTAGATTTTCTTGTTGCAAATATTTTTTCTACACGTTCTCTGTTTTTGTCAGTACGTGTTCTTTCCTTTTTAAACAGTTTAAGCATCTTTTTATCACCTTTAGCTTCTGCCTGTCTTATTAGGTTATCTACAGCTTCTACATGCTTATCTAAGAATTTAAGTATCTTATTCACATATAAAGGATTTTTTAAATGCATCTTTATAGCATTAAATAATAAGTACTCACATAATGTGGTTATTACAAACGGTATTCCTAAAAGTAAAAAATCCCCAGCTCCTCCACCTAACCATATAACTAAAGGTATCATGATTAATATAGGTAAATATTGCCAGAATAGTTCATTTATTGGTCTTATAGTATTCCCACGATATACATTACCTATTAAGAATTTTCTAGCTCTTAACACTTCATTCGGATCGATTTCAGCTTCTTTATTCTTAGTAAACTTATTTAAAGCTAATCTAGCTCCCGCAGGAGCTGGATCCATTTTCAATTGGAATAATTTCTTAAGAGAATCTATAAATTCCATAAATCCTCTACAGAAGTTATATATCCCCCACGAAGGAATCATTTTTATTAGTTCTTCTTGTTTATGATCCAGTCCAGGTATTTTATAACCTTTATTAATTAGCTTCTTATAATTTAAATCTTCTCCAGCTGTTATTTTACTTTCTATAGTCATATATAACAGAAAGCTTTCAGCGTAAGAATTTACTACTTTTTTATTTATTATAGTAGAAGCATTAGTATAGAACTTAGACCTAGACTTACTTTTTAAAGAATAAGATTCCCCAGAAGTAGTTAACTCGCTAATCGTTAACATAAATTACCTCCTTCTTATCTTTTCTCTCTATTACTTCTCTTTATGTCTTCTTTTTCCTTGATACTTTTGAATTTCTTAAAAACACCTGATATTTTTAAAGTGATTTTTAATATCTTATCTAGATACACTTTCTTTTTCTGTAATTCTTCATGAATATCTGGTCTAGCAGATTTACCGAAAGCAGCTTCTGTTTTTTCCATATTTTTAATACATTTTTCAGAGACTTTTTTTATTGAGTCTAGGAATTCTTGTATAGAATTTACTCTCTGATCCAAAGTTCTTTCTTCGTCTTCTATATTTCTTTTTATTCTTTCTACTTTAGCAGGACTTATTTCATCAAGATCTGGGTCTGGATTATCAGAAGTATATAATTTAGATAACTCGTCAGCTGATTCTACAGTGACTTTCTTTAATTCTTCCCATGATTTATCCATTTTATAGTCTTTAGATTTTCCTTTAAATAAATATTTTAACCACTCACCAATTTTTTTAATAAGTTCCCATATTTTTTTAGCAGTGGTTCTAATAAAGTTAGCTGTCGTGTCTAATAGTTTTTTAGCTTTATCTTTAAAAGAAGTACCATCTTCTCCTGCTATATATTTGGTAAGATTATATCTATCCCATCTTAAAGATAAATCTTTATCAAGTACATTTAATACAGTACTTTCATAGAATGATGCTCTCTTGTTTCTTTTAATTCCGTAGCTTTCTCCTGAAGCTACCAATTCGCTAATTTTTAACATTTCTCGCCTCCATTTTCTAAGGAAAAAAGACTAAATAAAAAAGCCATGGAAAGATCCCAGATTAATCCAGAATCTCCCCATGGCGAATTTTAATTATTGTCTATTTTTTCTCTTCTTTTTTAGTTTCTTTCTTATCTGTGTTTCCTTTTTTAGCAGTTTCACTACCACCTTTAAGAACTTTCATTAATCTTCCAGCGTTAGTTATATGAGCTGAGTAGTAAGCCGTTGTTGCACCAGATAATGCAGTTATTTGTTGTGAAATCTGGTGAGCAGCTTTTCTTTTATTAACGAAATCTTCTTTCTTCTTAGCTTGAGCTTCTTCAGATTCATTCTTAGATAACTCTTTAGCTTTTTTATCTGAATAAAGATCTTTAATCTTTTTAAGAGTTTTTCTAGCTGTCTGCTCACTTTTTTCAGCAGCGTCACATGTTTTTTCAGCCATAGATAATATAAATCTTTCTACTCTTAAAGCAGCTTTAGCTTGAGTTGCAGTTATATTTTTAGCAACTTGCTCTTTAGATCTTATTTCATTTTTAGTATCATCTTTCAATGTTTTCATTTGTTCGTCAGAAAGAAGTTTTGGAGTACTATCAGGAGTTACTTGATCCATCATTTTTGTAAGTTCATCGAATTTCTTATCGATATAATTTTTAGTACCATCATTTTTATTATCTATTCCTTTTTTATCAAATGGGAATGAATATAATTTAACTTCTATAACATCTGTTTTAGTTACATTTCTTTTAAGAACAGTATCTATTGCCTTTATAGTTCTTCTAGCGTTTGCTCTTATACCAATAACTTTTCTCACTAGCTGTGTTATCAATCCAACTAATGCTTCCCAAGCTTTAACCACTGCCGTTTTTACAGTGTCACCCCATTTAGCAATTTTTTCTTTTATAGTGTTGTCTGATTCTCCTTGCTGCATTAAATGGATAGCATTTGCTTTTATAAGCATTCTTTCATTCTGCATTCTTTTTGGTTCAGTTTTTAACAATCCGAAAGACTCTCCGAATATTTCCACATTCATTGGTCTTTCAAGGTGTTTCTTAAGTCTATAAGATTCTCCGAAAGCTTTCTTCAATCCTGTTGAATTAGCTATCAGAGCGTCTAAATTAGCTCTTATTGCCATTATGGCACCTCCTTAAAAATTTTTTAATTTTTTAATAAATTATCTCATTTTCGAAAATGATATAAAAAACTCCTCCACAAAAAGGGAGGAGTTTAAATTATATATTAATATTATTTATTAAACTGCGTGAAGTGGTTCTTCAACGTATGTGACTACTCCTAATGATTTATTCAATGCTGCGTAATCAAACTTAGTTTCTAAGTTCAGTGATTTGTTTCTTGAATAAGTAGAAGTACCTGTACCTTCTTCGATGTATTCAGGACCTAATAAGCATAGGTAATTATCTTGAACTTCTTCGAATCTTGGTAACATTACATATCTGTGCTCTTTAGTTTTTAATTTCTTAGTAGCACCGTTTACTAATACGTCTACTTCAACATCATGTTTAGAATGAAGTCTATTAGAAGCTATATAGAATGCTTCGTAATATCCACCAATTCTTATTTTCTTCAAGCTATAAGGTAATGACAGGTTAGCAACTGTTCCATCAGCTACATCTCCAATTTCACCAAATCTGTGGAAATCAGATCCGTCAGATTGTTTAATCCATTGAGCTGCACTTGAAGAAGAGTAGATAGTAAATCTTCTTTCTTGAGGATTTAATCCTACTTCTAATTCGTTAGCTACGTCATGCATTCCTTTAGCAAGAATATCATTATATCCTGAGAATGATTTTTGGAATCCGTATTTAGCGATATTTCCATCTACTTTTTCTGTAGCATAAATTGATCTTTGAGAAACAGTTGTTCCGTAGTTAATCAAGTTATCATTTCCTAATTTCTTATTGCTTTCTAATTCAGCGATTATTCCATCGATGAAATCAAATCCAGCTACGTCTCTATAAGCGTTAACTGCTTGCATAGAGTGTTTGTGGAAAGTTTCTATAAGATCTTTTCCTAATATAAGAGCAGATTCTTGTAAGAAAGTTTCATTTAATGTAGTTTGAGCTGCTGTTCCTTTTGTTATAGGGATAACTATTGGTACAGTTCTATTACCAAATGTAACCGGTCTTTGTGGTCCTAATGCTGGTAAGTTAAACTTAAGCTCAATTTTCTTTAAGTTAGTATCAGGTGTGTGTAATTGTACAGTACCGTCAAGTAATACAGATCCTAATACTTTTACTTTCTTAGATCTGTCAGGTTTATTAAGTTCTAGGTCAATAACACCTACAACGTTTGATACTTGTCCTGATTGAGTAAATGATCCTGTAGCGATGTAGTTAACAGGATATTTCTTAGCACCTGATCCACCATCCCAAGTAACTGATACTACTGAGATTCCTCTGTTTAAGAAGTTGTAAGGTCCATTAATAAATGGAGCATCTGGATCAGAAGCTTGCAGAGCTGCGTTAAATTCATCTATTAAGTTTTTATCAATTGCACCAGCTGTGAAGTCTAATTCAACAACACCTGATGGCATATTAGCTCCCATGAATTTTTCCAAGTTTACTTTTGAGTTAACAAGGTCGAAGAAATCTATGTATTCATTATCGAATGACACAGCAAATGGTTGTTCAACCTGTCTTGTAAATTGGATATCTTTTGTTACGAATGTTTTGAATATTACGTTGTAAGAGTTTTGTATAACTCCTGCGATCAATGCTACTAAGTGTAATTGATCAGGTGATCTTAATTCAGATATATAGTTACCTATTGACTGAGAGTTTTTGAATATTGCATTTTCTGCTGCTTGTACATAAATATCTTTTAATTTACTAACAAGTTCAGCTTTCATTCCGTAATCTAATCCACCGTTAGTAACGAAACCTCCGTTTTCTCCAGCTCCTTTCAATTCTCCAGCAAATGCTGATTCAGTTAAATCTGAAATTATGTCTCTTATATCTTCTGGCGATAAGTTCTTCATTGGCTTACCGAATGTTTGATCATGTAGTGATCTAGTATTTTGCCCTTCTTTGACCATGATGTCAGTCAAAACTTGAGCGTCATTTAAAAATGCCATCTGAGCATCTCCTTTCTTGTATGAATTTATATATTCTATTATTTAAATAATGAAATATATACCATTATATTTCATATTGTGCTGGTTACTAAGCACTAGTCAGTGTTCTTTTTATCCAGCTTCGCTAACAACTCGTTAGTTGTGTCTATTAAAGTATTTAATCTTCCTTTATATCTAGAGAATTGGATTATTCTAGTAGTAGTACTTTCTTTATCATATTTATTTTTAATATAAGAATACATACTATCTAGATCATCCTTAAATTGAGATTGAATTTCTTTGAATTCAGCTCCGAAATCAGATGTGTCGTAGTTTTTAGAAATAAATCTTTCGTATACATCTTTAGAAGATTCATATAGCGTAGCAAAATTTTCTCTTAAATTTGCTACTAGAGATATTTCTGCATCTTCTACGTCGTCAAGAGGATTTTCTATAGCTATTTCTCCGTCACCGTCCATTCCTTGAGGATCATCGAAGGACATGGGGTCTCCCATACCATCGTCAGCGACACCTGGATCATCAAAAGAAGTGTCCATATTTCCAGAGAAATCTCCGTCAGGAATTCCCCCTATGTCGAAATCATCTGCTTCCCCAGAAGTTATATAAGGATTATCTACTTTAATACTTTCATCAGGTTTTTTATCCCTAGTCTTGGACAATAAATCAAAGATATCCATAACTTATTAAATTCCTTTCTCCATATATCTTTCTGATTGACTTCTCTTTCGTTTTTCTTCTTTTATTTTTTCTAAAATAGACTCTGTATATTTAATTACTCTGTGTAGCGACCTTACCTTTCTAAAATCAGCTTTAGCTTCTGCTTCTTCTTTCTTATTACTAAACTTATTTAATTCTTCTTCATAATAAGATTCTAACTTGTTTATTCCTAAATTAGTAGGATTATAAGTCTTATTGAATATTTCTGTTATATTCTTACTTTGTGATTCATATATATCGTCTAAGTATTTTTCATTCATACTTATATTATCACTAGCTCTAGTATATAACGTCATAGCTTCTTTATGGTAATTCATTATTTCTTTTGTCAATAATTTCTCCATAGCTTTACCTTTAATGAACTTAGAAAGCGATCCTCCTAACTTCTTAAATCCTTTTACTAGACTATTAACAGATCTTCCTAGCATTTCTTTCATCTCAGCTTCTCCGTAACAATCTTCGAATCTCATTCCTTTAATTATTTTATAAGTACCAGATTCTGCTTGCACAACAAATTCTGATTTAAAAGTCCCGTCAGGTTGTTTCACCCATTCTTCGTTGTCTACGTACATTCTTTTACCAGCTACGTCAAATGATTGCTCTGGTATTACACCATTATAAGTATATCCATTCGATTTACTAAATACAAGTGCTAGTAATTTACTATCTTCTAAATACTTATCGTAATCTACGGAATATATTGTCTCATTGTCTGATACTAATAATTCAGATACTTGTCCATTCTCGTATTTTACTATAGGTAAATTATCAAAGTATCCTTGTGATATAGATTTTAATAATTCCTTATTATATCCATATTTAAGTAATAACTCACTATAATTCATATTAGCAGACGATGGATCTCTTAAGGTATATCTACTAGACGGAATAAGAGATAATATTTTAGCTATAGTATAATCAGAATCGTCTAATACAGAATAAGCATATTTAGCTACACTTGGTAGTAAATCTTCGAAGATATTTATTACCTTATAATTTTCCAGATCTTCTTTATCCATAGGATTACCTACTTTAATAGCATCTCTTACGAATATAAATACAGGATTATTATTTACCCAACCTATTAACGCTGGTACAGGTACTACAATATCATTTATCGAGAAAGTAAAGTAGTAAACAAAAAATGCAGAATAATCGTACCCAGTATAAGATCTGTCAAGCTGTTTCTTTAGTTCTGTCTTATGTATTCCTAGATTCTTACAAGGAAATTCTACGTCAACCATATTATCTCCTCTATCAGTATCTTTATTTATAGAATACATCTTACTAACTATATCAGCTCTTACTTTATCTTGTACATCTTTAGGAAAACTTAAAGTAAGTTTTTGTCCTTGTATTTCTACCTGACCTTCATAAATCTTTTCTGCAAATTTGATTAATCTATCTGTAGTATTTTTTACATAAAGTGATGTATAAGTCATGTATAGTCTTCTCCTCCTTCTTCTTATATTTAAAAAGGCTAAAAATCAGCCATTTTTTATACGAAATCAGTTATTTTCAAGGGTCTGAAAACCGATTCCCATATTAATTATATACGATTCGAAGGTATATAATTAAAATACATTACAGAAAGGATTTTAAGATGATTAAAATTAAAAAAACTAATCTTTTCGGACTGGATCCAGAAAAGAAAATAATATTATTAGAGCACGACGCTTATCCTATTAAATTTCTACAGGATGTAGGTGATGGGTATAGAGTATCGGTAGGATCTAAAATAGAAAAATGGTCTAAAAGTGATCTTAAAAGTAGTTTATCTAAATATATATATGTATATCCTTTCCATTTCTTAAAAGTTAACTATAACGGAGATTTGGATGATATATTAAATATAGTAGAGAAAGCTAGGTCACATGACAATGAGAAATTTACTGTTGTAATACCAGAAGGATTATCTCAAGCATTAAAAGATGCTTCTTTAAATGACGAGATAATTAATAAAGTAATAACAGAAAAAATGGAGTCTAAAGGAAGTCCTGCTTATTTAAAGGATATACTAGAAAAATTCTGGTACGAGTTAGTAGATACGACAGATGCTAAAAGTTATCTTTTATTAGGAGATGATCAATGGACACAAGTATTTAATTTGCACTTCTTAGATAGGTTAGCTAAAGGAAATAATTATTATAACGTCTATGGACAACCTAATAGAGAAGAAGTATTGCTAAATAAATTAGCATTCGTTATTACTAGAGGATACAATATAGATAGAACATTAGAAGAATTAGCTTCTATAATAGAACTTGATATAACAGAATATGGATTAGGTATAATGTTAGTATTGAATTCTTGTCTTTCTACTTTTAATAATAATACTTACTTCAACACTTTATTCGATCAAAGTCGTATAAATCACATTGTATGGAGAGCTAATAATTTTACAGATCAATTAGCTAAACACATAAGAAGATTAAGTAAATTAAATGTGACTACATACGGAGAGAATATGCTTCCTTTAGGAGAAAATAGTTTAGCTAGTCAAGCTATGGGACCTTATTTAAGTGAGTATAAAAATCCTATAGTAGGATTAAGACCTTTAGAATCTGGTGTTATAAGTCCAGTAAATGGAGTCACTCCTTTAGAAGAGAGAGACCCTGGAATATTAAAAAGTCATGCTTTAGATATTAATAAGAATGCTTTACGTACAATTCAATATAAAAAGATATCTAATAGAATAGATGATTTAATAGAAATGAGTGATTGTATAGAAAATGACGATTCTAAAGAAAAAGCTATTAATTTAGCTAAAAGTATATTAGAAGAAATATATAATACTAGAAAAGCTAATGAAATGAAAAGAGAAGCTTTTAATGAATTAGACGCACTTACTAGTAAAGTAGAAGGTATAGTAGCCGACATTCAAATTAAGAAATACGATGTAGCAGGAGAAGGTTATATAAAGGATAAATTATGGAATAGAAAGCAACAAGCTTACGGTCCTAAATTCGAAAAAGCTTTAGAAGGAATTTCTATGGATGTTTATAACTTAGTAAGAAATGTTAAGTATCTTAAAGGTGGAGAATATTACCCAGATTTTTTCTATAACTACGGAAAAAAAGGTGGATACACAAAAGGTCTACTACCTAGTGGAAGAACAGCTCCGTTCATAGAAGATCTAAAGAATATGGATAAGAGTAAGATAGATAAAGTAATAAAATTTGCTTTACCTTATTTAAAAGGTAAAAAAGATGATTTTACAAATGAATGGATGGATAAAATTGTAAATCCAATGATGGAATATGCTAGAACTGAGATTAAAAAAGAGGATGAATATAGACATATAGAAAAAGTAATAAATTGTATTTCTTTAGACGTGCAAAATTTATATATGGCTAAATATCCTAGTGCGGGTAAAATAGAAGGTCTTTATAGAAGTGGGGAAGCAGGAATAATCAGATCTATAGGTAAAGGAATAATGAGAATCCCTACTGCTGTGGCTGATAAAATAAAATCTTTATTCACAGCTCAAAATACTTATAAGAAAGCAGTAACAGAAGGAAAGATAGGTCCTATAAAGGAATTCTTCCAAAGAGCTCAAGTAGCTTTAGATACTATTACACCTCCTTCATTAATGATTCCTCCTCATATCCCAGTTGTAGGTGGATTAGGGATTACTACTCATATGAAGTATGATCATATAGCTAAAAGGGAATTGAGAAGACAAGATAGAAAAGAGAAATATGAGGAATTAAGAGAAGAAAGAGGTTATAGAGAATCAATTGATCTTTATACTCAATTTGAAAATATGGAGTTATATGAAGCAGGAGAAGCTGTAGATGAATTACTAGACACAGCTGGTAGATTTGCTAGAGGTGCTAAAGATGTAGCTGTAGCAACAGGACAAGTAGCTACGAAAGGAGCTAAAGCAGCTGCTAAGGGTACTGTAGCAGGAACTAAGTTCGTAGCTAAGAAAGCAGATGACTTATGGAAAATACAAGCTATTAAGAAAATCTTTAAAGAAGTTAAGACTGCTATATTAACAACACAAAAAAATGAAGTATTGTATAATAATACAAATGTACAAAGAATAATCAACGACCATATTGATTATTGGGAAAGATATAATGATACTTTAAAAGATAATCCTGAATACGAAGGAATTTCTAAAGCAATAGACAAAGAATTAGCTTCTTTTAGAAAAATGCTTAAGAAGCATAAAATCGCTTCGGAGGGAAAGTAGTATCCGTAGCTAAGAAGGGACAAGTTGGTTACGGAGAAGACGAGGACGTTATTAATAATAGTCCCGAGTACTTTAACCCTATGGATGACGAAGATGAGGAAGAAATATCTTCTGAAGAAGTAGAGCAATCTTTAGATTCTGGGGTTGAAGGTGAAGAAAAAGAAGAAATGGTGGAAGAACTAGAAGAAAAGATTCTAGATAAATTAAAGGAAGAAAATATATTAGTAGAAGAAAAGAAAGACGATAAAACTACTAGTGGAGAATTCTTTGGTTTTGGTAAAAGAGAAACTAAAGAAGAAGTAATAGAAAGACTTAAAAAACATATTAAAGCTTTAGAAAATGCTATCGAAGAAGAGAAAAAGAGAGGTAACGTCAAAAGAGCTAATCACTTAAGAGATATCATGACAGACTTTAAAGCTAAAATAGAGAATTTTAAAATATTTAGTAGTAACGATCTTCCATTTAAGTTAAAAAAGGATACTCCTTATATATGCTTTCATAGAGGTACTACTGATTATGGTAGAGCGATTTCTTTAATTACACGAGGTCCTTATAGTCATGTCGATATAATAATGAATGGTAAGGTCTATACTGCTTTAGATCCAGGAGGAGTTGATGAATATACTTTGCCGAAAGATAAAGAAGTAATAGTATATGAACTTAGTAAGAAAGTTAACCCTAAGAAAATCTTAACATTCTTTAAAAAGACTAAAGGAGCTCCATACGATTTTAAACGTGCTATAAAAGCTCATATATTAGGACAACATACAGAAGAAAATTTTAATAGCTTCTTCTGTAGTCAATGGGTTACAGCTTGTTTAGATTATGCAACAGATTTTCAAATAAAATATAAAGGTAAGAAATTAACAGATTTCGGATACGATATGATACATCCAAATGCATTGTTTAGATACTTATTAAACGATGACTTCCTCATTAAAAGAGTTAAGGAGATAGAGGAGGGATAGAATGAAAGAAATACAGAAAGACGAATATGGTAGATTATGTTATGCTGACGGTGATCTCGTGAATACACGGGATTACCTTCTTACTAAACCTTATATCCCTAGACACTACGATTTTACTACAAAAAATACATCAGCTATTCAATTACACATATTACTTAAGAAATTAGGTCTAAAAAATAATAAAGAGCATTTACAAATATTTGACCAAGGATTAATAGGAGTAGACCCTTGGGATCCTTTGTTACCAGATGCTATCAAAATGAGAATAGTGAACGAATGTAGACGTAATTACTGGTATGTATACAGAGAGATATTAAAGGTAAATAATAATACAGAACCTTTCGATCTAAATATAGGAAATTATACTGCTATTTATATGATGTTAAGAAATCAATCATTCTTTTACGAAGCTGCCCGTCAGTTAGGAAAGACAGAAGTTATCGCTGCTCAGATAGCTATAGAATTTAATTTCGAACGTAACTTAGAAATGGCTAACGTACACTACGATAGTGTAATGGCCGCTAAGAACATGGAGAAGATTTCTGATAGATTAAAAGGATTTCCTAATTACTTAAAATTCTACGATAAGATACTTGGTAAAACAGATAAGAAAACAGGGAAAGTTCAGGTAACTAGTAAATCTAGAAGTGCTGCTAGAAAAGAAAGTTTAAAGGCAGAAGCTTTTAATAATCTAATTACTACTTTTGTAGTAGGACAAGATAGTAAAAAAGCCAATACAACAGGAAGGGGTACTACAATTGGATTATGGTTTCTAGACGAGATACCTCATATCAAATTTAACGATATAGCTTTCGGAGCGTTCAACCAAGCAACTAAAACAGCTTCTAAAGTTAGTAAAAGAAATAATAAACCATTCGGAATTAGAATGTTAGGAACACCAGGAGATCTTAAGACAGCAGAAGGAACTTGGATGTTTGATAATATTACTCGTAATTATACTAACTTAAACGAGAATACATTAGACGTATTAGATTTAACAGAAGACGAAATTAACGAATGGAATGCTGTTAGAAATTTAGAGAGTAATATATTCCATATAAAATTCGATTTCGATAAAGTAGGAATGGATTCTAAATGGTTTAATGACAGATGTAAAAACGAAAAGGTCGAAGGTATAAGATCAGAGCTTTTACTTAGATGGGAAGAAAAAGGGGATAATAGTCCATTCCCTCAACAATCATTAACTAACTTAGCTAACCAAGTAGCAAATACTATAGAAAAAGAATATATAGTAGAGAATCTTGAAGGAGAGAAAAAAATAAAAATATATCCTAAAGAAGGAGATATTTATACTAACTGGATAGATTTCTTAGGATTAAACTATAGAAATGGATTAGTTATAGGAATTGACGTGGCTTATGGTGGGGGACTTAATTCGGATAGTACAGCTTTAGTATTTGTTGATGCTATAGAAGCTCGTGTAGTAGCTACATTAGCTTTTAATGATATAGACACTAACTCACAAAAAGTTTTTATATGCTGGTTAGTAGAAAATGTATTAAATGCTCAAGCTATTAGATCAGTCTTAGCTATAGAGCGTAATTCACCTGGTATTAGTATGCTAGATGATTTAATGATTTTACCTCAAGTACAACCTTACTTAATGAGATATCCTGTAACAGGTTATAGATTAAGTAATCCTTTAGCTAAAGTAGATTTCGAATATAAAGATAAAAATGGATTAGTAAAAAAATATATGTACGGGTATACTACTAATAGTGATACTAGAGATAAGCTAATTAAAATAATACAACAATTAGTAATTAAACATACAAATGCAATAGCGGCTAGAGATTTAGCAGCTGAGATTAAGACAATGGTGTATGTTAAAACTAAAACAAAAGAAAGAGCAGAAGCAGCTCCTGGTAAACACGATGACCTTGTTATGGCATGTGCTCATGCTTATCATTGTATATTTAATGAAGCTGATACGTTGAAGTATTTTGGTATAGAAGTAGATCCTGACAGATGGTTGATAAATACTAATACAGATATCTTTACTACAAGCAATCATAAATATAGTGGAAGAATAGTTCCTTATTATGAAGAAGTAAGAGGAGAATTAATCGTTAAGTATTTTGATACTATAAGTAGAAAATACGTAGATCAAGAAGAAGCTGATCGATTAATGAAAGACGAAGAAGAAAGAAGAAGAAATAAATATAATGTAAATACTAATAAGCAAAGAGATAATGACAACATACCATTACCAGAAGTAAGAGATCAATTTGATGATAGGTTAACAAGATATGCTAGTAGTAACGTAAGAGTAGCTACAGCAGAAGAAACAGCCTTTATCAACAGAGGAATACAAATGGATCAAGGTAGTAGTAATTACGATGCTATGGTAGGTTCATTATTAAATGATTTAGGATTGCAGAATTTCTATTAAAAAGACCCTCCTAAAAAGGGAGGGCTTTTTATGTTGTTTACAAAAAAAAAAGAGGATTATTCATCCTCTCCTTCTTCTACTGGATCATCTGGAAGTGCCCGCTCTTTTAGAGCAGACACCTCATTCCAGTCTATAAAATGTGGTGCTGTTAGGAATCTTTTAAAGAATCCCTTAACGGAATTACCTGACATAGCCGTATCTTCGAAGTGCACCCAGGCACTTCTGAATACTAGAGTTCCCCCTTCTTCTAACTGCCACCAATGTACATTTACACTCAGAACCTTATTGTCTGGATCCCATTTCCAGTTATCCCAGTGAGCTGGGGTCTGGAACCCCTTCTCATCCAGGATCTGAGCAAAGAGAGCATACCCTCTAAGCTCTTTTTCTGAATATGTCCCGAATTTTTTTGTTGGATTTAATCCAGTTATTTTTCTCGCCTTATTAATTAATTCTTCTTTAACTTTTAAATTCTTTTTCATCGTTTTTCACCTTATCCTATATTTTTATAGGATCCTTTCTTTTTTTTTTAGTTTGATTTTGGTTTTGGTTTTGAATACTTCGAACTGGTCTTGTTCTTGGTATTCATATATATAATATATAATTATATAGAATTAATATTCCGAAGGGAACGACATAAAGAGCCTCCCCTGGCCGTGGGGAGGAATATCTCTATGTGTGAGGTTAACATAACATGAATAATTTACTTCTTGCGAAATATATTTCTATTTCTAGAAATGTTATTTAGTAGCTGATTCTACTAAATACTTTTTTTATAGTTTGATAAAATTCAATGGAATTGAAGGATATAAATAAATATCTCCTTGGTATAGAATTCTATTATGTTTTGTCTTTTTATTATCGTATCTATAATTAACTGTGTCTAATTCGTATTCTCTACCAGATAACGCATACTCATGTTTTATTTGGTCTACGGCTAACTCATGTGACGTCATTATGTGTTGTAGATTAAAGTCTTCTGGTAAAGCTACTATTCTAGGAACACTCTCCCATGTTTCATTTACTTCTGTGTCTAACATTTTTTGTCCATTTTTAGTAGTAAACATTTCAGGAAATTCCATTTGTGCTTCATTCCAAAATTCATTTCCATAATCATCTGAAGGATCGCCCGAGTATAAGAACTCTCCTGAGAAATATTTAGTGAAGAATACATGTTGTCTAAAAGCTTTGTCAGGATATCTTTTGGGAACATTTTCATCAGTTAAAGTAAACTGTCCTTGTCTATTTAGCAGAAGCTTTCTTATTTCAGGATGATTATAGAATTTGTATCTAAAGGACTTTATTTTAGCTATATCTTTTAAGATAGGCTCGATTATTCCTTCGTAATAGATAGTCATATCTACATACTCGTCCTCTAGGTTTTCCGTATAACAGGATATGGGTCTTAAGAATTCTACTATATTAGGAGCTAGTATTCTATAATCTATTCCTAATATTAAAGTAAACGGTCCTATCACTATATGATGTCTAAAATCTATATAATCCGTGTAGAATATATTTTTATAAATATATTTATCAGGCTCTGTTAATTTAAGTAAGTCAGCTGTATCTATTTTTACTTTAACCTTTAAATTCTTCTTTTCTTGTTTTATATCAATAGCATTTCCTGAGATCATTATTTGGTGATGTTTTTGAGCTCTTCTTGGGAAAGCTGCTACTAGATTATTAGGCTTTATATTCTGTAAAGTGACATCGTCATCCTTTAAGATAATCCCGTTGTCGTAAACTACCTTGTCTTTTAAATCATACCAATCATGTGATATAAATTCTACTCCATTGTAATCAGTGTCTACGTTATAGTAATCTATTCTTTTATATGTATGACTTCTTAAGACTACTTGCCCATATATATCAGGTAATTTATCCACTTCCATATTGTAATAACTATTTAATCTTTCTAAAGAAATATAAACAGTAGAGAAAACTCCGTTATGTGTCCATATAAAAGATCCTTGATAAACACGACCAAAGAAAGATATCTCGAAAGGATTCTTCCCATAGTTAGGAAATCCTATTTTAATAAAATGTCTTTCTCTTTTCTCTTTAGGAGTATTATACCATTCTGCTTTAGATATCTTAATAGATTGAGTCTCATCTGTCAATTCAATTTCTTTAAAAGTAAAAGGATATTTAGTAGAATGTTTTACTCTCATTAATCCCATAAATAGATCGTAATTATAATTCAACATTTCCTGCACTATAGTAGTGTCATTTTGTTCACTATATTTATTTATTATTCTACTAGGGAAATAATCTTCTTCAGGAAATAAATTATTATCTACTATAACGTCTTTATGATTTTTTAAGTAATATTTAAAATCATCTTCAAAATACTTCTTCTCATTCATATAAGGATACTTAGCATTTACTTTACTTCTATACGTAGAAGGATCTTCTCCATCGTAAAATATATAAGCTTTCTTATTAGAAGTATTCTTTAATCTTATATAAAATGATTTTAACTCTAAATCACTATAAGATGTAGAAAGTCCATTGTTGTCTACTAATAATATATTTACTATCTTATTATGAAATAAATAATCAACAGGATCGTCTGTATACTTCCCTAAAACCGTAAGTAAATCTTCTCCTGGTTTCATTTCTACATAAGGTTGATTGATTTCTAAATAGAGTCCATTACTAGAAGATTGATCATATCTAAACTGATCATCAAACGATAGTCTTAGACGAGTATCTTTTTCTTCTATATTTTGTACACTATTATTTATTACTATTTTAGCAGGTACATCTACATAAATAACTAATAGAGAATTGATAGTTATTTTATTTGGCATACCTAAATAAAGATATCCTCCATTTAATTCTACTTTAAAATTATCGTAAGTAGATATATGCTTACCATTTAACCAGAAAGCCCATTTATAATTATCAAAAAAAGATGGACTTACAGACATGGTGTAAATATGTGGAGTGTCTTTAAAATTATGATCGTCTAAGAATTTCTTAATAGGAGGTAGAGTAATTTTATCGTATTCTAAATATTCTAAATCATCTTTAAATTCTTTTAATAGAAAAAGGCTATCTAATTTATTATTACTGAATAGAAAGTAATTTTCTACTAATTCATTTAATTTATCGTAATACATAAATTACCTCCTAATTATAATTTAGATTTAATTACTTCTATTATATTATTATACATGTGTGATTTAAATACTCCTTGGAAAGCTCCGTGTTCTGCGTTTAAAGAAAGTCTATTACCCATTACATTATCTACCATTAGACATCCTATAGTTTCTATATTATCTAATAGATAAGTATTATAAGGTCCGTACATCACTGCCATTGTATGTAGTAACATTGTAGGATTTAATTTCTTCATAAAAGAAAATTCATTTACTAATACTCCATTAAATACAGAATCAAATCCAGCATCGCATATTTTATCTAAATCGTATTTTTTATTTAATATATTAAACTCATCTTCTGGTAATTCAGACATTTTCTTAGCATATCCAGCTATATTAGACACTACCGTTTTATTATTTTTAAATAAGTAGTAAAGTATTATATAGTGGAATATCGCAGCTTCTGTATTTGATTTAAAATATCCTTTTCCACCTTTCATAAATACTTTAGCCATTAATTCTATATAACAATTAGCCACGTCGTTTAAATATTCTCTATTATAATTCAATTTATCAGTAAAGTACACCACAGCAGCTCCTATCAGAAAGCTATATAGATTAGACGTAGAAATTATATACTCGTTGTCCATCCCTTTCTTTAATTTAGCTTTAGGAGTAACATTTATAAAAACAGTAGATCCTTGTTTAACCCATCTAACCGTAGCGTGTGCTAATCTTTCATCGAATATTAGTCTAAATGTCTTATTCTTCACCATTTTAGTTAATTCTTTTACTATAGGTAGTCTATTGCTTTCTAATAGTAAAAGTAAATTGTCTATATCTTTATTAATATCTTTTACAGATGATGTAAGTATTTTTATATCTTCATTATTTATACCAGCAACATATGTATTGTCTAAATTTGTACTCATTAATTAGTACCTCCTTCTGATTTATAATATAAAAGCCGTTTGGGTAGTAAACGACATAAAAAAGCCTCCTATTATTCGGAGGCCTTTTGTTCTTCTCTCTCATCGTCATTAGATATTAAGAATTCTCCTTTTAGGTCTAAATAAATAAATATTGTGACCATTATCCCTAATATAAAGCTAGATAAAAAGAAGTCAGTAGTTTTTCTAATAATCTCCTTTTGCTCATTCTCTTCGATGAAATCGAATATTATATCATCCATCACGTCAGGACGAACATTTCTTGACCGCAAGTCTTGGACAAATTGTGTAGTTACGTGTCTCATCATAGTGTCGTATCTCTTGCTATCGGACTCCCCCATCCATAAATTATACGTAAAAAAGATTGCGATGAATAGAATGAAGATATGTCTAGTCGGGTGGAATTTAGGTTTTTTAGTGTATGTCCCAGCCATTGACTTTCTCTTCATGCTTCTTATCTTCCGGTCGCTCTTCTTCTTCGCTGTTTTTATGAATTCCAGGAGGCTCGTTAACATTTTTGATTTTAACTTTCTCATCACCGCTACCTCCTTTTCCATCAGATAGATTGCTCAGGAATCCTATAAGTTTTCCCAAAGCAAAATTCACAATCATTGCTCCTCTCATATGTACATCTGAAACGAGCACATCTCCAAAAACTCCAGCAAAACCAGAGACAATAGCCTTCAGAAAAGGGTCATTAGTCTTAATCACTAATCTGATGAGAGACATAGCAACTAGACCAGCTATTCCTCCTGTCCCAAAAAAACGTGATAGAGGTGGAATCTTTTGACCTTTTGATGTTCTCGATAGGTATAATCCCATAAAAGAACATGAAAAAGGTAAAAATACGTCAAAAATAATAGTTGTCAGTGCGTTCCTTATTTCAGGATCTTTTAGCATATCTCCTAACATATATCTTCAACACCCCTTTCTTTATTTTTTGTTGCACATACAGATCCGTTAACGTTAGAAAAAAAAAACCAGGATTACTCCTGGTTTTCTAGTGTTATAAAGATTTCTCCTGATTTCTTTCTTGTAATAGTAATAGTGTCGTCGGAAATCTTTAAATCAAATCTCTTTTCTACAGCCCATATATACTTCTTTATATACAGGTTTTTTTGTGTGTAATATAACCCTAGTAGAAGTTGAGTATTGGTGTCTAATGTTTTTAATTCTTTATGAGTTTCTACTAGGTCAAGAATCTTATTGATTAGTCTTCTTATATCATCAGGTCCTAAGATTCTTAAAAGGTTCCTAATAAAGCTATAGCGACGCCTGCGGTGTTCTCCGTTTTTAAAACGTCTTCTAAGATTAATGAACTTCTTTCTCTCAGCTACTATTTTACATACTTCGAAAAAGATTCTATTATCGTCTAAATCTGATACAAGAAGATTTCTTATTTGTTTATTCATATATTACCTCCTTTATTAATTTCTCTCACGAAGATAATATATAACTTCAATAAATTAAAAAAAAAAATGGTGCGCTAATCAGCACACCAAATTGGGTAGAGTTCCTTCTCTACTAAGTTTATCACCTCCTGATTTACAAAATCTAAATCATCAAGAATGGCTAAGATTTGCCATCTCTCCTTTCTTACTGTTATCAGATCTCCGTTTACCCAAAGGGTAAATGAGTTATCCTTGTTTCTTTTGATTGTTAGATAATGTTCCCTTTTTATGGGAACCTCCCTAAAAATTTTTTCATATGTTATTTTTGTACCTCTGAGAGTGTGAAAAATGCTCATTTCTCTCCCCTCTTCTGTGTGGGAATATCTCTCCCATTTAATTTTAATGTAATCATTCTTTTTCATTTCGATCATCCTCTTTCTTTTTTTTTATTTGATTTTGGTATTCATATATATAATATAT